TAGCAGAGGAAGTTCAAGAGGCAGCTGGAGAGATTGTACCAGAGACTCTTCTTGAAAGGTTATCCAGAGAGAGAAAAGAAAAGGATGCTGCTTTGGCACAGCAATCTATTGACGATGATCTTGGAAATATTGATGACCTAAGTGAATCAGAAATAGAATCTGCTTTCTCCAATGCAGAAGATGCTGGCTTGCTAGAGGATATTGATGACGAACTCTTAGCCGCAGAAGCTGCTGAAAGACAACAAGAGATTAAAGATAGGGAAGCATCCAGGCTTGAGAAGCAGAGGCTTAAAGAGCAGCCTTCTTATATACAAGAAATGCCTTTTGAAAAGGTATTGAAAGCTCTTTCTGGTCGAAGCAGAGAGTACACCAAACCTATGCTTATTAATCTTGCTGAAAATATTAAGCAAGTTGATCCGGACTTTAGTTACGAAGGAAAGAATAAGGCTGATATTGCCAGCGCTATTATAGAATGGCGCTCTGGTGTTGACCAGAAATATGAGCCAACTGAATCAGAATTTTATGAAGAATCATATGATGATGTAAATGATGTTCTAGAAATTAACCCTGTATATAAAGAAGCTGTAAGGCTTAGGGCAAAAAGAGAAGTTCCTAAGTATACTAATGCAGAACTTGAATCTGTTGAGCAACGCATTAGAAAAGTTTTTGATACCACCTTTGGTATAAAAGCTTCTAGAAATATGCAGAAAATCGGATTCCTAAGAATACTTAGGAATGCTGAAGCAAAAGAAAGAAAGATTGCAGAAACATCACTAGCTGTTTATTCACCCTCTTCGGCAGAAGCTATATTTAGACCCGAACAATTATTGTTTGAAGCCCAACAGTTGGGACTAACCAATAAACAGTTTGATAAATTTATCAGGGCTGTAGTGATTCATGAGGTTGGTGTTCACGCAGGAGGACACCTTGTTTTTAGCGGAAGCGAATTTGATACTGTCTTGGATGAGCTTCAAGAGTTAATTAATAACAAGGATGCAATGGTCCTTCCTTCTGTTATTGAAGTGCAGAATAATTATAGGGATATGGAATATGGCACAAGGGAATTTCTTGAAGAAGTCCTTGCTCATGTAATCGAAGAGAAATCATATTCAATACCAGAGATAAATCCTTCATTCTTTAATAAACTTAAGAATGCATTTAAAAAGTTTTTCTCTAGGTATATAGCTTTTTGGGATGATGGCGAAAGGATTGAAGCACCAGTAGCCGCTGACATGACTACCGAACGGGGGAATGTCTATGACAATCCCACCATTGATGATATATTTAATCTGGTAGTTGGTCATTCAATGCGTAATATTGAGTCGGCAGCTATGGGTGCAAAAGAAGATTTCCGCGACATTAGTGATATGTTTACAGAGGCGACCGGAAAGGATTTAGACCTTTCTTTTATAAGCTCTGAAGATAGCGCAAATCTTAAGAAAGACAGGATTAATGCTAGAAAAAAATTCACAGAAGATTCTGTTGTTAAGAAAAAAGTATACATGGAGTCTGATAAAGAATGGTCTGCTCCAGTATTAGACTACGACAGAGGCTCTATTGGATTACGTGTTAGCAATTATAGCGCTGCTGACTATAGGGCTGGATTTGAATCTTGGAAAATTACTAATGGCTATGTAAAGATTAAAAATCCTTTCGTCATGAATGAGGAGATAGACTTCTCAGATATGGATGGATGGGAAGGCTCTTTACTTGATATGGCTCGTGCAGACTACATTACAGAAAAAGAATTCCAGCAATTAAGGAATGTAGTATTAAAGTATCAGAAGCAAAGTGATAAAAGAATTAAATATTCTGGCGACAAACAAACCTGGTACGACTGGAAAGTAGAAAGAGATTTCCAGAAAGCAATGAGGAATAAGCTTATAGATTTAGGATATGATGCTATTCGTTTTACAGAAAAGTATAGAAACAGCAAAGGAAGAGTCTATAAAACTACCAGCCATATTCTTCTTAAAGACAATCAGTTTAAAGATTCTGCATCTTTAAGGTTTAGCTCAGGCACTAATGTATTTATGGATAGGCGTTCTGCTTTTGCGTCTCCAGAGAAAGAGGTGGCTGAGTCTAAAAAGGTAGACGCTATAGCTCGCGAACAGAATAGCACTACACGCAAAGCTCAGGGTATGATATTCCAGGCTGCTAAGAAAGTTCAGAGAGCCATCGAACCTTTGATGACTATTAAAGGATACAACGAACTTGAAACTCAGCGTATGCTTGCAAAGGGTGAGATTGGTAAGTGGCATAACTATGGCAGGGTAGTATTCGATGTACTATATCAAGCCAACGCTAAAGAGAAGAAGGCTATACTTAAATACTTTGAGACAAGAGGCGCATCACCTGATGACTTACCCACAAGGAAGGTCCCTGTTGCAAAGTTGCCTACTGTTGCTAGAGGTACTAGAGCAAAAGGAAGTATGGCTGAGAACAGGTCAATAAGGGATGTTGCTGTCCAGGCAAAAAGAGAGATTGAAGAACTAGGAGCTAACCTGGTTAAGGCTGGCCTTATTACTGATGAACAGTATAATAAATGGAAAGGGAAATACCTCCCCAAAACCTATTTAAAATATATTGAGAAGGATAGGATTGCCAGAGGTATTGGTACTAGCAGAATGACCTACACTAAGGTTAGGTCTGCTCATGAAAACTTCCTTCAGGATGTAATGAAGGGAAGGATTGAAGACCCTTCGTTCCTGGCTGGTAGATACATCTCTATGGCAGGCGCTGACCTATCTACCATCAACTATCTTAAATTCCTTGCTGCTGATACAGGAAAGAATGGATGGGTTCTTCCTAACCAGACCATAAACTATGAAGGTATGGATGGTACTGTTGGATACTGGAATGAATACGTTAATGAAATGCGTAGCAACATCACCAAAATGCGTGAGCTTAATCCTGCTAAAGCAAAGGAAATGGAGAAGATTGCTGACGCTATTCAGAAAAAGATAGATAGCGTTGGAGATATACCAAGCGCAGAAGGCTACAAGCAGGTCCCAAATAATGTGCGGTATGGGGCTATGCGCGGACTTTATGTTAAAAAAGAAATCATTGATGATGTAATGGGTTTAGAATCTCTTTATACTAACAATGAAGTTCTTAACAATGTTCTATCATACGCATCTAAAGCTACCAAAGTATTTAAATATACCAAGGTACCTATGAATATTCCAACTCAGGCGCGTAACATCATATCTAACGTTGTGTTGATGGACGTGTCTGGAACAAACTTCTTTAGAATTCCAGGACTTATTAGCAGAGCTATTACAGACATCGTTAAAGATGGTGAGTATGCTCAATTAGCTAGGAAGTATGGTATTGAAAGTACTACGTTTGCGTCAGAAGAATTAGTGAACATGGATAGGGAGCTTCTTAAGTTAAAAGCAGAGAAGGATAGTTGGAGTGGTATGTGGGCGAAGAGCAAGATATTCTTTAATGATTATCTTGATGTAGGTGGAAGGGCTTACCAGAAAACAGAGGTGATGTTTAAGGTTGCCAAGATGATTGATCTCATGGAGAACCACGGCAAGAGCGAGGCTGAAGCGGCTCGTCTTGCTAACGAAGCATTGCTTGACTACAGTAACGTATCGCAGGGTGTCAGGGTTATTCGTTCCATGCCTTTAGGCTCTCCGTTTATTACGTTCAACCTTAAGGCTGGCGCTCAGATGATTCGCAATATTAGGAATCATCCTATTGCTGTTGCTAAATATGCAGCTATACCTTATATTATTTCTGAGATGTTGCTTGATAACAATGATGACATTGAAGAAGAAGATATTCCAGCAATGCAGAAACTTGTTGCTGACTATATGGAAGGTAACCTTACCACTATGATTCTTCCTTGGAAGGATGATGAAGGTAGGTACAGAGTATTTGATATGGGATATTTCCTGCCGTGGGGTGCTCACTTGAGCCTTGGTCAGAACTTGTGGAAGGGTGAGTTTGGTGAGGCAGCTAAGACGCCAGGTTTCTTTGGAGGGCCTTTTGAACTTGTTGCTGGTATTAAAACTAATGTCGATCCATTTACAGGTCAAGAGATTTGGAATGAGTATGATCCTCCATTACAACAGTACCAGGATATGTTAGGGTTTATGGCCAGCTATGCCATGCCTCCCATGTTATGGCCTAGAAATAAATCTGGCGATGTTATTGGTAATGGTGGTCAGTTAATTAAAACATTGATGGCTATAGGTTTTCTAGATGGCAACATAGATGTTGATGGTCTTCCTAAAAATACTATACCTAGCTCTCTTCTTAGTTGGCTTGGTATTAATACAAGCCCTCTAACGAAAGAGACAGCAGGAAGAAAGTTGTTCTTTAAAGGTAGGTATGCTAAAGGTGTACAGAGTAGACTGTTAAAATTAATTGACGATCCTAATATAAGTGAAGAAGATAGGAATAGACTTATTGACGAGTATAGGATGCACCAGAAAAATGCTCTTAATGAATATCGTGAATACTCAGAAGCATACACACAAGTGAGTGATGTCCTCTAATAGCCCTTATGTTGAAGTTGAATGGATAGATATTATATCTACATCTGGGTGGGAAAAATCTGAAGATACCAAGATGCCAACGTTTTGGTCTTATGGGTACTTGGTTAATCATGATGATGAAGAGGTTCGTATAGCTACCACGAAAGATGAGGATGGGGAATGGTATGGGTTTACTGTAATGCCATCTGGTTGTGTAAAAAAAATAACCCCCCTGGGTAAGGGGGGCTATATAAGTCAAACAAACAATATTATTAGACAGGCAGAGAAAAACACATAACTAGTGTACCAACAAATAAGGTAAGTTAAGTCGCCCATCTTGCATTCCACTTCTTAATGGCGGATTCTTTTTGAGATTCTACCTTGGGATGAAAGCTAAAGAATATAGAACACTTTGCGCATCCTAGCAAGAACTTGCCTATTGATGGATTTGCACCACAAAAAGGACAAGGCTTCATGTGTAATCCCTCAGTAGTTTGCGCTGAGTTACAGCGTGTATGTCATCGTAATACCCCTCCCCATCTAGTCCATTTAAAGTAACAACTCCCCTCCACCAATTGTATTCAGTATCTCTACACCAACTCTCTGAGTAGTGTGGATGTGAGAAGCATCCTGCGCTTAGCCCGAATATCTTTTGACCGTCTGGTCGTGTTTGTTCTGCGTGATTATACAAGTGAGAATGTCCTTGCACCGCTGAGCAGTGCAGTTTAGAAACCAGTTGATGACCGATGTGTGCTGAACTAATAGGTCTTCCTGCTACACCAGATGTAAAGTAATGAGAGAAGTTTATTCCCTCCAGGGATAGACATCCCTTAAACGGAGTGATCTTCCACCCATGTTTCTCATACTGTAAATCTGTCATTGAGATAGCACCATCCATTTCCGGGGCTGAGTTAATAGCCCTGTCAATCCTATCCTCATGATTACCTAAACACATATGCATCTTAGGTTTGTATTGCTTCTCCTTGTTTTTCCTCTTTCTTTCGTTGAACTTCTTAATAGGAGCAAACAGTTTTTCCTGAGCATCAAGGACTGAGTTCACATCCTTCTTGTATCTCCTTCCCTCAAAGCCTTTGGTTCCCTTATCATATGATGAGAGACTAGGCATATCAGCGAAGTCTCCCAGACATACGATAATATTAGGCTGCTCCTTAACTATGAAGTTACCCAGAGCAGTAAACCTTTCATTGTCATACTCAGGTGCTGCATGACAGTCAGGTATGACTAATAGATTTTTCTTTCCCTTCATTTTATCTCCCTAAAAATGACCGTCTAGTACCCCCCTACTATAATGTCATTTTTCGTTGTTTTTTTTCCTTTGTTTTCAATGACTTACGAGTGCGTTTTTTCGGTTTGTCCGTTTGATTTAGACCGTATGCTGACCCCCCATTTCGGATGATCTTCGCTTCCTTTCTTAGTACCTTTCTCCTATCTAACTCATCCCTGTACAGTAGCTCATCCTGCATGGCATGCCATACTGGAGAGGACAGGCTCATATTTTCATGAGCGGTTTCGACTATTTGATTCCAGGTGAATTCATTCCTGGCTACCTTAGACCAGTGAGCGTAGGATTCTTTATACTCTGCTAAAGAGAAGTCATCTTTGTAAAAGGTCATGGCTTATATCCCGCAGACACCACTAAGGCATTGCTCTTCTGAGTTATCCTCATAGATCACACCACGCTTAGCGTTAGCTTCTTCGTAAGGTACTGAGGTAATAGGCTGTCCACCTCTTGCTCCATCTGGATATACTGTTAGACCACGTAGTCCGCTAGCATACTTGGCAATGGTAGTAGCATATTGATCCACAGTATGCTCTCCATTAAGTTCAGTTCCCCATGCTGGCAAGTTAATGGTGCTGCTAATAGCATGGTCTACGTACTTCTGTAGTTCGTACTGGAATTTAATCCTACGCTCTGGATCAGATGCCAGGTCAACAGCAGACTCAATCTTATCTGGATTAATACCTCCGTCGATTAAGGCTTGGGCCGTACCGTCAACGACAAACTGATGCTTCCATCGTGTTCCATCTGTAAGGTAGCGTCTGCGGTATGCCACGGCGTAGATTGGCTCCACTCCAGAGGTCGTCCCGGCGAGGATGCTAATAGTCCCTGTCGGAGCGATTGCTCTGTAGCCTTTAGGACGTTTGAGAAAAAGTCTGTCGCAATGCTGGTCAGCGGATCGTTTGCTTTCTCGTTCATATACCTTCATCCATTGTTTAAGTTCGTCAGTCATCTCATACCGAGAGTCACGTTTAAGTAACCACTCATGCATTCCCATAAGACCAAGGCCAATACGGCTGTTATCTCTCCTGACCTTGGCTATTTTTTCGTATGGTAGTTGCGCTCTGATAAGCCCGCATACCAAGAACTTACTCGCGAGTGTAACCACATCAGAGAACTCATCAATCGTCTCAATGTTAGCCAGATTGACAGAGCCAAGATTGCATACGTCACTGTCATCCTCGCTTGTAATTTCAGTGCAAGCATTTCTAAGCGTTTCATTTTGTTTGTCTCCAAAGTTAAATGAGAACCCAGGTTCTCCAGTCATCATGGCCTGCTTAACATTCTCAATGAACACAGGATTCATCTGATCTTTTAACCATGCATCATCATAGTTAAGGGAGATGTTCATCATATCTAATGGAGCAGGGAAGTTAAAGTCTGCCTTTTTCAAGTTAGCTAGTGTAGTGTCACCGACAGTTATATCATGCCAGTTCTTTGCCTTGAGTAGTTGGGTTGCATCTTCATGCTGCCAGTTCATGCTACCGTATAGCGCAGAACGACGGCTCCCGCCTTGCATGACATTACGACCAACCTCATTGAGAGTATACAACAGTGGAATAGGACCTGATGCAACTCCACCAGTTCGCTTGAGACGGCGACCAGATGGCCTGGCTCTGGAGATATCAACCCCAATACCACCGCCTGTCATAAGGCAGGACATTGCTCTCTGTGTAACACCAGCCCACTCTTCTCTGGTGTCCTCTTCCAATCTCAGAAGGTAGCAGTTGTTATAGAACCTTGCATCCCTTCCTGCGTACCAGAGATAGCGACCACCAGGAATAAACTTAAACTCAGCAATGTACTGAGCAAGCTGATCCCTGTCAGTCTTTTCCATTAGGTTGTTCTTGGTTCCATTGAAGTCACCGCATACACTGTTGACTACGGCATGAGCCTTATCACTCCATGTCTCGTATTCAGTTGATGCATATTTATTTTTAAATATATCTTCACCAAGTTGTGTTTTAAATTTCATTCACTTTATCCAATTTAATATCATTAATACCTGTACTACCGAAACCTCCTTCACCTCTTATGTAACTTACAGCGGCCCCTTCGCTAATAACTGGTGACAAGTAATAAGCGAATACCATCTGAGCAATTCTATCTCCTCTCTCAATATCAAATGGAGTAGGTCCCGAGTTAAACAACAATACCTTTACCTCTCCCCTATAGTCAGGGTCAATAGTTCCAGGAGAGTTTAAAACAAATACTCCATGTTTGTTTGCTAATCCGCTACGGGTTCTTATCTGCGCTTCAATCCCTACTGGAAGGTGTAACTTAAATCCTGTACGGATAAGTTTTCTATCCAATGGTCTAATGCACTGGTCCTCTGCTGAGTAAATATCATACCCAACAGAGAACTCGGTTGCTCTTTCCGGTGCGGAATAAGCGATGTCCATCAAGTCAACTTCTATTTTGTCGCTCATGTATATACTTTTCCTTTAGGTTATTTTCTTTAGCATACTCCATGTATTCCTGCAAAGTACATCCTGCATGGTGTCTGAAACATTCAGCCCAAGAACTAAACTTAACAGATTTTTCTTTTGGGTTAGCATAGATATGTCTTGCAAGGAAATAGATGATCTCATCTCTTGGCTCACCCTTAGAACGGTATGTCATCGGCAGCTACCTGGTCGCTAATAGATGCCATCTCTGCTTTAGCAGAAGCTGAAACCTCTCGCTTACCTTCTGGTGCTGACCCTTCTACTTCCTTGTATGCATCAGGACTATTAATCATCTGTAACTGATAACCTTTAATGTCAGTTGTGTATTTTTCTACACCACTCTTATCAGTATACTTACGATAATCAATTGATCCTTCAACGTACAGATTTGTACCTTTGGTTACGTAGTTATCTACTACCTCGGCTTGCTTGCCAAAGAATACTACATTGTGCCAGTCGGCTTTCTTATATTCTCCGTATCCTGATTCGGTAACCATAGAAACCTGAGCAATCTTACTATCGTTCTTAGTGGTACGAATGACTGGGTCTTTCCAGACATTACCAAGGATGATTGCTTTGTTAATTCCCTTCATTGTTTTCTCCGTGTCTTTCGGGCCAATACTTCTTTACATTTTTCCAAAGGATTAAAGATGATTCAAATATAGTCCAGTACCTATTGAAGTCATCCTTATCCCACTCGTGAAATACTACTACTCCAGGATTGTTTGCGCTAATAAATACATTAGCAATTCGTTTAGGTGGTGCAGGCAATGCTCTTTCATAAGCGATCAATTGGTAAGCCATTGATTCATATGCCAATTGTTTGCTACCAGTAGTGAACTCTTTGGTCTTGAAGTCAATGACCCATTCATCTGATACCAAATCAATCATACCACCATAACCTTTCTGAATATTACATACTACTTCTTCTGATCTCCAGTTCTGTTCACCGCAGTTTACTTTTAGCAATGCATCTACTGCATGAAAGATGTCAGCGTCATCTCCTGTAGGCTCTAACTCTTTCTTGAAACAGGACTCTAACATATCATGTATCCTGCTACCTCTTTCAGATGCCTCTATTGTTTCACGCTTACTCTCCTCAATAACCTTGGCTTTCCATACGTCAACATCAGCAAAACTTCTATCTACTGTAGCAGCAGCCTCAATAGTTTTGTTGATCTTCCAATTGTCAAGCCCTGGCTTTGCTAAAATATCTAGGACAGATGTAACAGATGGCATCCATCCATGTTTCCTAGCATCTCTCAGTGTTGTTGCTCTAGTCTTTCCGTTCTTTCCTTTAACGAAATGACAAGGCTCACCTTCTCTGTTATACCAATGCATCAGATACCCCTATATCTAAACTCTCCAACTACTCCTTCGCTCCAGTCCCATTCTTTTGAAACCTTTGGCATATCTGCTATCTCTTTTTCTCTCTCATAATATAACACTGCATGATTGAAATCTTTATACATGCTGTAGTATATATCACCATCGCATTCTGTAAACATATTCTCAAATGCAATTGCTTCTTTGATTAGCCTGTTTTTAGCCTTCTCTACTTGCAGGTTGTCATACTGTTTTTCTTTTTTATTCTTACTTCTTGGTTTCATTTCTCTTCTCCATTAGTTCATCGAAACCTTCCGGCGTAGCCCACGCAGCAGCCTTCTTATTACGATCAAAAGCATTGGGGTGGTACAGATATCTGCCTATTCCAAAGAGCACTGCTGCTCGTTTGAGAGCGTCTGAGATACCTCCCTTTGCACCTTCGATATTAGAATCATCGGCACCATCTGACTTGGTAATCCATTCACCATCAATCTTAACTGATAACTCACAGATCATACGATCACCAATCCACTGGTACTTGGTCTGCCAGTTAGCAACGCCAACTGTTTCATCGAACCTGTCCATTACATCTCGAGCAGTGATGTACGCTAACTCAGCGCCACCTCCGCCCTTGCGCCAACGAATCTTCGACTCAGGGAACGGTCTCTTCAATGCCATCTCTATCTTATTCATGCTTATCCCTTTCTTTTTTAAGTGAATCTAGATACTCCAGGTAATGATCTTCTTCATCTTCCTTTTGCATCTTATCTAACCACTCTTCATATTCCTCCTTGAACTGTTCTTCTTCTGTTACTTGCTGCTGTCTCCAACTCATAACTGATTGATCTCCCTGCTCATGGTTGTTGGGTTATAGAATCCAGCCTCAATCAAAACAGATTCAACTCTTTCCATATACTCAGCGAACTGTTCAACGCTAAGCCCTGATGTTTGTACTGCTACTTCAACCGGCTCCCCTTCTAGGTTGGTTACTGTGTTAGTCCCCAGGATTTGAACACACATGATTGAGTGCAACTCGTTAGCAGTATATCCGATTTCGTTTGCAGCTGCTCTAATAATGTGCCAGTACCTGTTGTTCTGGTCAATAGACCTTTGGTTCTTTTTGTTATATGGTCTTATGATAACTTCATAAGGTTCCTTAGAACTATTCTTTAACGCCTTTACATAATCAACGCATCTATTTTTCTGGTGTAAATCATATAACTTGAACCGTTGCGTTTTCATTTATCCCTCCATTCTATTATACCATATTCGAATGCCCTGCCTATTGTCTGTAAGCACCACCTCATCTGAGTTTCTTTATCAATCGTACCATTGTGACAATCAGCATGACAATTATAGCATACCGGTAATGTGAAATAGTCTGGAACTTTCTTTCCCATTCCTGCGCCCAAGGTATTGACTCTAAGATGGTGAGCCTGGGATTCTTTGGCACAGTATATACATGGTTGTTCCGCTACCCATTTAAGATACTTCTTATTCTTCACTTCACTCTCCGGTATGGATTAAATACTCTTTGTAGTTCTAGTTCCCATTCTTCTATTATAGGTATTATTCTATTAAAATAATTATATTTAATATGAGTATTAAATATATGTCTACCTTTATTTAAATAAGATGATCTAGTTCTATCTGACATAGATTTTCTCCCTACTCCAAGACATAAGTCACAAGTGTACAGTTTATCTAAGATTATAACTTCCTTCCTTCCGTTACACTTGGGACATATAGATGGATTAACAGATTCATCTAATGCTAAACCAACTACGTTAAATATATCTTCTGGTGTTATTGATTTATGCCATTTAAGTTTCATTGCCTCATCAAACAACGGCCTCAATAATTTGTTGCGCCATTTCTTTTCAAGACAATACTTGTACCTACCATAAGATGCTGCTATGTCGCTTGCTCTTGCTAGAGTTGCCGCAATATCCTCCCAAGGTGGGCCACCTCTAGGCTCAAGAACAGAGCTAGATTTAATTGTTAAGTATTTAAGTGCTTCCAAACCCGACATCAAATATATCCCTATAGATTACTTTGTTTGGTTTCCTGCTACCCATTATTTCTCCAGTTGCGTAATAGTTTTCATATGATTCGCATGCAAGTTTGTTCTCGGCACACCTTTTGTATTCAACACAAGGAGTACATGGAGGGTCCTCACTCGCTATCGCTCTTGCCAGATTAAAGTATTCACGTTTCATTTTAATTTCTCCCTAAAATCCTTAGCCCTAAAGACTATAAGTGTATCATCAAACGGTGCACCGTTCTCCTTTATAAAAACTACAGGAACTTTACCATCCCTGGATGATGCTACCGCTTGCTCCATTGCTTCCTTGATCCATCCAGGTATTGACTTACGATACTTACATTCAATAGATAGACGATCGCTTGTAACATCTGGCGCACTACCTCTTGATCTACCTGTTATTGGAACCCTATTAGATTTATCCCCTAACTCAGTAAGGAATTCACCTACCCAACGCTCAAACTTTTTCCATGTCTTATCCATTTAATACTATTGGCGGAACTTCTCTTGCGGCATTGTATGGCAAATGATATGTTCCAGTTCTCCAGTTATAAGTTAATTCCCCAACACCTATCTTACCATCCTGCTTGAATCTAACCTTTTGGACATGAACCTCAATGATACTGCCTCCCTCAGTAGATAGGTCACGCCATACGGTGATACAGTTATCAGACTTATCCCTCCATCTAGCAGAGCCACTGATATCATATGGAGTTGGGATAGGAATCTTTCCATTCTTATCACGATATAACTTGGCAGGATGTGCAACAATCCACAAATGTATACCATACTTTCTAGCAAATTGACGTACCCTCTTTAGTGCCACAGAAATATATTCTGTCTCAGACTGACCATCTCTACGCAAGTGTTCAAGCTCATTCCACGGGTCAATAACAAGACCGCGGATACCCTTAGTAAGCACCAACCTTTTTGCAGCATCTAGAATAACATCAATAGACCACTCCTTATCATCGTCAGGTAGAATCCAAGTGAAGTGTTTGGTCAGCCACTGCTTGCCATCTTCTAGTTCTTCCTTAGTCATACATGGAGTAGGCCCATCGAAGAAAGGATGACCAACATATTTCTCTAGCACCCTAGCCATATGATCCTCAAGTGGTTGATTCTCTGGAGAAAAGATAGCGAAGTTCCAACCCTGATTCTTTGCTACATTTACCATCATTGCATCTAACCAATTTGATTTACCACTACTGGGTATACCTGTTACTACTGTGAATGCTCCTGGTCTAACTAAATAGTATGGGTCAATAGTCTCCCAACCTGTACTTACACCCTTCTCAATGTCTCCCTCATAGAGCCTATCAATAGAGTCTGACATATGGGTAGCATCGTAAGTACCCATGATTGGGTATGGTTTAGCGTGTTCGATACACTCAGACAATACAGTCTTACCATACTTAACCAAGACATCGTTAGCATCTTTACATCCTTCAGGCCACACTACTCTATAACATCTATCCTTGCCTAGTCTGCGGGATAATTCATTCTCTAGTTTTGCACCAGGTTCATCGTTATCAACAGCGATAACAAACCTAGAAACATTATTAAACTTCTCTGAGTGTAGCCACGGATCATTTAAGTAATCAAACTTAGAGGAGTAATCAGAACTATTAACAGGTGGTGCTCCATCTGGCACACTCACACAAGTTCTAATCCCTGCCTCCCATAACGACAACTTATCTATCTCTCCCTCAACAATAACACAATGTATATCATCACCTTCAATGTCATCAATGCCATAGAATCCACGCTGTGCTCCCGCCTCTAAACGAAAGTTCTTCTTTGCATCTCTGTACTTTACATTGATTAACTCTCCATTCTTGTAGTATGGAAAAGCAATAGAGTTAGACAGAGCCTCTATCTGCGGCATATAAACCTTGCGCTCATTGATCTTAGTTTCTTCTAGAGTTGTTTCACTTATGCCTCTATCGGCAAACCATTTAACAACTTCAGGACTAAGCGCAGTAACAGGCAGTGGCTCAGGCTTGGTAAACTTAGGCTTCCTCCAATGCAGTGACACATTGTTACCATTGGTTCCATTGCTTAGCGTTCCCGCCCAGCCACAGTGATGGCATAGCCACACACCTTCATCTACATTTACAGACAAGCAAGGTGCTTTCTTCTTCCTACGTTGAGAAGAACATTCTGGACATTGTGTATTTACCTGGCCAGCTGAACTGCGAGCCGGTATCTTTATACCAAAATCACTAAATGTTTTCATTTCTTTTTCCTGTTTCTTATCCATTCAAATACTGCTGATTCAAGTTCTTCTTTGGTATGGAATTCTCTATCATCCACATATCTATATGTAATGTTATCTGATATCATAAACTTCCATCTCTTACCATCAGCGGTACGGTTTCTCTCTACTCTATGAGTGTCATCCCCTTCTATTCTACCAAACATAAATGCTGATCCCTTGCCCCAGTTTATGACCACTCCTCTACTCCAGGTGGAGTTAAATCAGGAAGCCTTCCTAACCTTTCCTTAGCATCCATCATTTCTCTGTGAGCAATTATAACAGAGACCAATGCATTGGCTTCTTCCCAAGTAAAATGGTATGGACTACCGAAAGGATTATCATCATTGTCATCAACAAATAACAATAAACCTTCAGATAGATTATCTTTATTAAAGTATTCTAATCTTAAAGACATTTAATTTCTCCTATATATATTATAACATACTCAAGGGTTGGCATCGAAAAATGCCTGAGCAAATCCAGGTGGTGTCATACTCCTTAACTCTTTTGTCCTCTCTGAACTGCCACCTAACTTTTGTATCCAACTTCCCTGCTTGCATACCTTTTGGGGTGGTACTGGATTCTCTTTTGGGATATTAAACTTACCCCACAAGAGAGTCTTTTTAGTGTATGGGTCACCGTAATCACATGGATTAAACATATGAGTCGGAGGTCCAAGCCATCTTCTTAATCTACCAACAGGATTCTCTAGCACCCACCATTCTGGATCATACAAAGCAACAAATCTTAGGGCTGCATCCACTAATGCTACAGCATCAACAGTCCTTCCATCCTGATCTTTAGCGTTCCAGTACTGAGCACCGCTCACAGCAAACGCAGTACATGGAGGAGCCATAAGAATACCATGAACCTCTTTATCTAAATGATAAGTCCATCTTATATCCTGCCCATGTTTTATATCCATTTGAACTACATCATATCCTGCATCTTTATAAGGTTTAGACCAGGAGCCAGAGTAATCAAACAAAGATAAAATTGTTTTCATATTACATAACCGAAAGGATTGTTATCAGTGCTATCCATTATATCATAACACTGGATCACATCGAACCCTCTCATTCTTAGGCGTGTCATATCAGTCATGATCGTATCATCCTTACCATCATCAACACTGCATGATGTTTCATCTAGTAAGAACATAAGTATATCATGATCCTCTTCAGTAAGTTCTGCTGAGTTATCAAACATTTGCGTTTGTGTCATGTCTCTCTTTCATCCTTGTTAGGCTAGGTCCAAAACAACTGGCTGGAATATCACCAACAATACTTAGTGCTAACTTCTCTGCTTTAGCCAATTCTTCTGTGCTTCTAATAAACCGGGCAACGTGAAGCCTGCGGATCATACCAGAGTTTGGAGCAGCGCCATAAGCATGCAACTCAGATGGTTTAAACATCTCTAAAGCCATATGGTAAAGTCCTGTTTTTATACCCCTAAAGGTAGCATATAATTGGTTATACTCAATCAGAAAATCACTATCCAACCTGGCTTTAGTCATCTCTTTAACGTGCTTTGACTCCAACTGATCCTTAAGTGGCTTATCTTCAGCGAACTTTTTCCCACCTCGCTTGATCTCTTTAGCGCCCTTGACATCACCATTCTTGCAGAACCTAATGATATCATCTTTCTTTTCAAACACTTTACTCACTTCATAATGAGTGCGTCTAACATCAGACTCATTCTTATCGTAGATAAAATATCTTTTATCTCGGCAATCATAATAGTGAATGTTAGGCGGCAGCACAGATAGAATCTGCTGATCCAGGTTATATACCCAATGTCTTCCACCTCTAGACACAGAAAAATCTACCTCAATATCCCCATCATCATAGTATTTTATCTGAGTCTGCGCTGATCTTGGATTATCTTCTTCTGGAATGTCATCGCTGTAATGCCTGCTCTTCATATCAGCCTTGAAAGCGTACCCATCATCCTCTCTAACGATAAAGAAGTTCTCATGCTCAAGCCTGGCTATTTGAATCTCATAATCATAGTGCTTCTTGACAGCATCCAGGCCATTGTTAAAACTAGAAAACCTATAATCATCATGCATTAAAGACATCTTATTCTCCTATTCAATAGTTATTACTTCACCGAAAGGACACAGAGTATCCTTCGCGCCATAGTTTACCCATATCACTGGGTAATCTGGTTCATACTGAGGAAACGAACCGTACAAATCTGTGAAATATATTAGCACGGCTGGGTCCTCATCGTTCTCAACGACCCAATCAAACGCAGGCTCAAAGGCTGTGCCACCTCTGCCAACTACCTCTAGTGCATCAGGTAGATCATCCTTTGAGAACCTTCGTATATGATTAACGTCAGTATCCACATCCATAATGATAAGCTCATCGACATCACAGTCCTCCACTACTGATACTATCTCAGACCAAGCCTCAATCAATAGATCAGTATTCATTGATCCACTTGTGTCAACCGCAAAGATAATTTTCCGCAGTCCATCAATCTTTGTTATGGATGGAAGATATAATTCCTTGCCTATGAACCTACGATTGGGGCGTCTCCATGAATGTTCATCCCTCATTGGTTCAGTAGCAAGAGCATATAACTTATCTCTCCAGTCTACCTTTGGATTGCGTATCTCATTGATTAGTTCTTTGAAATGACCTGGGATAGTGCCTCTGTTTTTACTGCAAGCATTTGATGCTGCAATAATTTTAGTCTTCCACTTGTTCTCAGTCTCTGACTTGTCTGCCTCGCTCTGACCCTCACCATCTTCGAAGTGTCCAGTGCATGGCATATCACCAAGACCCTTAATCTTAATATGCTTTGCGTTCTTAATCAGATCATCATACACCATGTCAGTATTCCAGGTCTTGTCATACTTCTGATCAAGAAGAACATCAGCAGGGGGTTTCATTCCCTCATCAACAAGCAACCGATTGATAACATAATCACCAGCCATATTCCATATGGTATGGTCACGAGCGCCTCGTCTTGTTAGATGAAAGAAAGCAGGGTGCATAGTCTCATGCATTAAAACAAACTTGAGGTCATCCATTCCTAACGTCTGGATAAACTCACCGTTGTAATAAATAAACTTACCATCAACAGCAAACGTAGGAATACTATTGTTCTCTTTGATTGGCATAGACAAAAGCAAATGCCCAAAGAAAGGGAAGTCCATCAAGCATTGTGCTCTTGCTATCTGTAACTTACGTTCAATATCCATATGTTCCATCCAGTTTAGACATCGTTTGATCAAAGGTTTCTTCGCTACAAATATAACCTATCACCTTATTGATATGTCGATAAGCCTCCTTCTGTTTTGTCTCATTACCTCTCAAGTCATGAGCATAGAGATACAGATTCTCTTTCATATAGGTTTCTAAGTCTGTCAAAAAAGTGTCATCAGTAAAATTCAATCCACTAATTGAGTCGATTAGATTCCTAAGCGATTCCATCCTGGTCTCATACACTGTCACCCTATCAGATGATAGTATATTTTTAAGGCCATGCATCTCACTCTCAATCCTATTAGTCAACAGCTCTTTCATCTTTTCCATGCTCTTGGCTACGCTATCGTGCACCTCTTTGCGTATCCGCTCAGCCTCAAGTTCACCAACCGAAGCCCTCAAATCCATGTTGTGTTCCTCTGGAATAGGTCTGAGGTACTGCTCCATCTTGAATCTATCAGTGAACTCCTCAACTGTTGGGTAGTCTGATGCATCGAACATACCACCCTTCTTGTTGAGCCTGATCTCTGCCTCATCAAGAGCCTCCTGATACTTACCATTCTTTAAGGCTTGTATCTCAGAATCCCACAAGGCTTTCTGCTTGCGCCAAACCTTTGAAAACTCTAGGATTTTCTTGTTAGGTAAGATAAATACACCACCACTCTCATGCAACCAGGGTAACGTCATGGTTTTAATTGTTGAGTTTGGTGCTTCAACCATCTTGGATTTGATATTCCTAAATGGTTGAAGATATTTAGATGAGATTGTGATCTTATTAAAGTTACCAGAGTCACGACTACCTCCCTTCACATTGTAATCACTAGCAACCTTCTCCGATATATCTCTGTCTACCTTACGCCCGGAAGGGATAGACAAGGACACACTTAACAGCATACCTTTCTTAGATAATGGCATTGTATCTCCTATGAATCAAGTCCAAGTACATCCAGGTTATCAACTGCCCACTCTACAAACTCAGGTGCTTCCTCAATCTCAGGAGTAATCTTCCTGGCTTCGGTCACACTTGTTACAGCATACTCAGCAGGCAACCTATCAAGATAAGTCATGATGTTCTTCATGTTATCAGGCTTCATCCAGTAAGCAAGAGAGTAAGCGACAGCATACTGAGCACTAGGATTCTCAGGAACCATTGCTTTCTTAGGCTCTTTGATTACCTGTTCTGGATCAGGCACTTGGTCCGCTACCTCCTCATGGCTAACGAACTCAGCAGCAACACCCTCTCCAACTAATGAAGCATACAACTGGAACCTTATCGAATTACCTGGATCACCTTTCCTTACTTGAGCAAGTTTCTCCCACGATCTAGGCGTTGGGAAAGCCCACGACCCACCTTTCTCTGGCATTTTATGTATCAAATGGGTATGAGTTTTAAGAAAGGACGTAACCATAGAGTCTACACCCTTGCTAACAAGATGGCTTATGGTCTCCGCAGCATCAACAATCACCTCTGCATGGGCAAACCTATCCTTGAGAGGCTCAGACAGACCACGATTAATACCACCATGCTCCTTCTTATTACCCATCGCTACGATGTGCCATCCCTCTGGCAAGACATAAGAACCAACCCTATGTTCAAGAATAAGCTGTTGAATGGCAGTCAGTACCGCTGTTGTACCGTCAAGAACCTCATCTAGAATAAACAGCCCTGTCTTTCCATCCCTTTCTACATTCGGCAGCAATTCTGGAATAGCAAAGCGAGTGAACCCATCAATCACAGAAGGAACACCCATCACATCTACCGGATCAAGTTGAGATGTTCTGGCCTCTTTCGTATTACCTAGAAGTTCTCGCCCAACTGCATTAACAATCTCTGTCTTGCCTATCCCTGGCAATCCAGTAAACAAGCAAGTAAACCTATGCTTGATTGATTCTTTTAAGAACTCTGGTATCTGACTAGGTGTAATAGTAACTTCGGACATAACATTATCCTCAATGAATTGAAAGTGAAGGCCCATAGGATGCGATGACAAGCAATGAAGCACACTTATCCTTCGCTACGTTGCATGATATATGGGGGCTACTATCATCAGGGCCTAGTCTATAGACTGTAACCTCTTTCCCATCATGCATCTCTTTCATTGGCATAGCACTACTTATAAGGTCATCAAATGAGATGACAATATCTTCATCATCATACGCACTCATTCTTGATGTCCTCCCAAGTCTTGTTTGTATCTACAAGATACTGTGCTTGTTCTTCTAACTGTTCATGAGTCATAAGCACTTCTCTTTTCCTGGCGTACTTGGATTTGATTGCATCTTTCTCATCCATTTCCTTTACTACCTCGGCAAACTTCTTGATTACCTCGGCATTACGCCCATGAAACACCTTGTTTTGAAAAGTAAATACCATTACAGTTCCTCGTTTGCACCATAAGGTTGGCGCGTTACCTATCCGCGAGGGGCGCGGAATTTAATCTCTCTAAACATGGAAGGCAGCGACTGACCAACTGGCCTCACCCCCTTACCCATATTATTAGCAAGATACCAGTACAAATCTGACTGCATCTTACTTAGCAGGTAGTTCTTATAACATATTGCGTTCTTTTTGTCAGCACAATGGACCATCTCACGCTCGGAACCATCAGCATTTATACGCACTACCACGTACCTACCCTTAAACCAACCCTCCCCATCCCTGATCTCAACCTGACTATTCATAGCAAACTCTTTCAGTTTGCTGCTCTCGGATATCTCGGTCATTGTCCCTCCTTCGGTATGATCCCTTACCTTTGGCAGGCTTGTGTGTCCCGGCCTTGTTCTGGCCCGCGTTCTTTGCTACTGGATTACGCCTCACTGTCCTGCTCATAAGCCCTCCGTTTAGAGAATTGTTTCTGTCATCAGCCACAACATAATGACTACCAGGAAAACAGATATTGCTAGTAGAATCACTCGTATCCCCTTGAATGTAAATGGTTTTTGTAACACAGCGCAGTCTGATAGTCTGAGAAATACACCAATGACCTCTCACCAAACTGATCCGTTACCCAAATGACATACTTGCCATCAAGATTCTGCCTGATCTCGACCATCATCCTCTCTCCATTCGATCGTCGGCATCTTTAAAGCAAACTTTACATGACGCCTCAGTGTATCCAGGTCGCCTGACATACCCATCTTCTCAGCGACACGCCTCAACTCACTTGCAGTCCAGCTGCCCACAAGTTTGTCAACAATCTCTGATCTTCTCACCTCAAAAGTAAATTCCATCAGTCCTCCCCCCTGTCTCTAAGCCACGGATACTCCTCTCGTCTATGACTCTTCTTCACCTCACCCCAAGCACTTAGGTATCCATTGGTTCTCTTGGCCTCGGCTAGAATCTCAGCCTCCAATTCCACCTTGAAGTCATGCCACACAGTCATCCTGCATGACTGATCCTCCGCATCTATCTCCCTGTCCTCATCCACTGCGCGGTCATATATCCGCTTGTGAAATTTGTTCTTTACATCAGCCCAAGCCAGCATCTCGACCAACAGTTCCATTCTTTCCATGATATCTCCATAGTTTAACGTGAAAGGGTGAGCAGTTTACCGGATGAAGTCATGCTCAGGACTTCTCCCCTCGATTTCAATGAGCACACCCTCAATTATATGTTGCCGACCGTAGTGCCAGCGAGAGGGGGGACAAACTGAAATTTGCCCTCTCTAACTCATTGATTTTAAAGGGGAAAAATAGACCAAAAATGACATTATAGTACCCCCCCACCATAATGTTATTTTTTGTACCTCATTCGGGCAACGCGAGGCCTCTCAGCACCACGCCTGATCTTGCCAATCTTTGGATTTGACTTCCGCCTGGGCGCAGGCACAGCAGGCAACACTTCTACCCAGGCCGACACATCATGATCAAAGTATCTCATTGCACCTCCTGGATTAAGGTTGAAAATAAGGTTAAATTGCTACTTGCCCTTTGTTTTAAGTAAACCTTCTCGAATACTTGCAAGTACCGGAAAAGGCCTTTCTTAGAATACCATCTTGGTACAGTAGCGGCATCCAGTCTACCTTATAGAGTTGACTGAGAGGATCACACTATTTCTAGTGTGAACCCCGCTGACTAGGCTGCTTCAGAATCAGACCACATAGTGACTTCTTCCAAATGTGCCACTTCTGCCATCTTGTTCTGGAGTGCATTGTAAGCATCCAGAGCATCGACGTACTGAATCCGCGCTTCAGATTCATGCTTCTCGATCGCCTTAGTCATGCTCTCGAATGCCTTTTTCATCATCCAGACAGACATGACTTCATCGGTCTCGAAGTCGTACCATTTGCGCGCAAACAGTTCATCCTGGTCGAACTTGAACTCTGATTTCTTGGCCTTCTTGAAGGTCAATTTCTTAGAATCCCAGTTGACCTGGCACACCTCAGACACGAAGCCAATAAGTTTGGTCTTATTAACCCCGTTGACTTTGGTGATCTCCCGACAAAGCATTGACAGATAGGTGCTATCCCCATGCTCAGCGTAGTGCCAAGCCGCGGATATGAACAAAGCGTGCACCTTGTCCTGCCATTTCAGGCCGCTAGTCGCAGTCCGTTTGATTGCCGTGCCGAGGTCTTTTCCGATTTTGATGATTTCCATCGTTGCGGTTCTCCCTTTGTCTCGTTGTAGATCACGGAAGTGTGATCCTCTCAATCAACGCATATCCCTTACCGTTACCAGTTCCCTTTCGGGTCACGAACTGGCCTGGGAATCAAGGTGCTCTTGAACTCTGGCCCAAGCCCGGCTAAGCCATTTTAGGTGCTTAGTCGTATTACCGCCCAATTCGGTCTTATCGAACCCCTCACTAATCGCCACCAGCATTTCGCTGAAACATCGCGATACTTGCTTTCGCTTGTATCACTCCGGCTTGGTGTGGTATCGTCGCCCTTGAACATCGTCGTAAGCGTTTGTCGTGGTTTTGCCCTATCCCGTGGGAGTCATGGGGCCGACACTCATTTCTGGCACTTACTAGCGCAAGGCATACCAGTGACCTAACCTTGAGGTATGATCCCCGCCTTTTTGCTCTGGCGCGTGGGCTGACCGTAGGTGCGACTCTTTATGCACCTTCTGAATCGTCTCTCGATCCAGTGACAACATATTAGCAAATCCAGACCCAGATTGCAACTTGACACCCTGGATAAGCGTTTTATTATATTCAAATATTAGCGTTTCGAAGGTACTCCGGGGGGTCGATCGGGGCGATCCAGGTCCAGGAATCCTGATGCGTAGCCCCATAACACATAATAAAAAAACGACATTAACAACACACTAGCGTTTTGCTAAGAGTTTGGTATCTGTATACGTGGTATATGGTATGTGTATCTCTGTATAGGGTGTTTTGGTATATAGGGAATGGAATAGCCGTTGGCTTAGCGGCCAATCGTAGGGGTCCCATTCAGAAAATAGGGGTCCCAAAATTTTTTGGGGGGTATATTTTTATACACAAGTTATCCACATACTTATCCACAGGTAAATATTAGGTTAAATCTATGATTATAAAGGGGAATCAGAAAGTTATCCACAGGTAAGGGGTTCCCTTATTATAATATATATATTAATACTTCTATATAATATATATTATATATATAATATTAATATATCTTTATCTGTTTCTTTATCTATATCTAGTTCCATTTAGCAAAATATTGTGTAAGAATGCTAAAATATATGCTAAATGATTGATCTATTTAAAAATCTGCCACGAAACACCCCCAATATGATATAATATTAGTAAAGATTCGGGGCACGTGTCGGCACATCTCTCCCCTCGATAGAGGGTCCCTTCTCCCTTTCTGCTGACACGGCCCCACTTTACACCTATGGAGAACAGAAATGGCTAGAGGTTATGGAGTTGGTCCTTCAGGCCCAGGAAGCAGAGGTAGAGGCGGTAGAAACGCACCGTCACGAGGCGGTGGAGGTCCTACGACCAGCACAAAAATGTGCCCTACATGTAAGGGTTCTGGAAGGGTTTCAGCGGGAAAGAAACCTTCTCCAACAAAAATGATATCAACTAAATCAAAAAATAGGACAAAATGATGAGTGGCGGAAGAGAAAGAAGTACTGCTGGTCCAGCAAATAGAGGATCGGGTGGAGCTAAAAGCAGAGGAAGAAGTACATCATGGGGTGGTAGACCCGCAGCAGATTTTGGAGAAAGGTCTGGTGGCGGTGGTGGACGCCCGAAGAAAAAATCAAGTAGCGCCCAGAAGAAAGGCAGTGTAATGCGTGAGTCCACTTGGAACAATATGTCCAAGGGTATGCGTATGAAACAATATGGCACTACCTCATATTCCAAATATAAGGCAGGCAAGAGTCGTTCTGATGTTGCAAGACCTCGTCGGGAAGGCGCTGGTAGCGCTGATAGAAAGTCAGGCTAGATAATGGCTGCAAATCCGGTTAAACGTAGGGGCGGCCAAGAAGTACACAAAAGTGTATGGAACACCGCCAATAAGAAAAAAGTTATTGATATGTTTGCCACAGGTGCCACTGTTGTTGAGGTGTGCAGGTTCCTAGGTATTCATAAAGCTACGTTCTACCGGTGGCTCAAGGATGAGCGCAAGAGTGATTTCCAGCGTACTGTTGAGCTGGGTATCCAGGCATCAGAAGCACATTGGATTCAGGTCGGCAGAGACAATCTAGAAAACAAATCCTTTAATACTTCACTGTATGCCTTTATGATGGTCAACAAGTTTAACTATCGTTCCACCTATTCCAAACAGGAAGTGGATAAAACTGAAACCAAGAAGACCACAGTCGAAGTCAAGAAGGCCGTTGATGTCGAGTCTATCATTGATAAACTAAACGAAAGCATGGAGGAGAAGCCTGAGCTTCTAAATTAATATGCCTAAAGTCGGAACTAAAAAATTTCCTTACACTAAAGCTGGTATGAAAAAAGCTAAGGTCTATGCTAAATCAACCGGCAAAAAAGTAAAGAAGAAGCCTTCTAAGGGGTACTGATATGGCATTTGGCGGAATGGGCGATGTTGCTGGTCCAGGTGGCGGTGGAGCCAATGTTAGCGCAGGAGGTATTGGCTTTGGAGGTGATATAGGTCATGGTGATGTTGGGCATGGTTCTGGCCAGGTTGATCCAGGATTGGCAGCTGCTGCTGGAGGTCCAGGCGCAGGAAGCGGGTTAGGGCAGAGCGTTGGTAGCGCTTCAGCCGGCGGAGCTGGAGGTGAAGCCGAAGCTGAAAGATCAATAGCTGCATTTAGGTCTGCTATTGCTAGAGCTTTAGGTCTGAGCCAGATAGATCGTGAAGTTACATATGGAGCGCCAGCTCAACCTGGGTCACCAGCTCTTGAAGCGCATGATATGGATACAGATGCTGTAAGAAATGCATTAGAAGCAGCAGGAATGTTTGATGATCCATCTAACACTGATTATTCTGACGACTCTCCAGCCTACGATCCAGATGCTGTAAATAGGCAAGTTTATGGAGCGCCACAAACTCTAGATGATCCTCAAGGAACCCAAGAAGGCCTTAACGCCGCGATAGCAGCTAACACTGCCAATTTTAATCCTTCCTATAATGAGAGAGAAGTAAACAAACAAGTTTATGGAGAAACGGATGTTGTCCATAATGTTCCTAAAGGAGCTAGGGGTTTTGAGGTTGTAACAGAAACAGAGAAAACAGCTCTACCATATAGCCAAATGGATCAGGAAGAAAGAAGAAACTTTTATGGAAAATTAAATCAAATAAGGCAGGCAACAAGAGAAAGGCAAACTCCTTTTGGAAAAGCTGTGCATGCAGCATTTTCAACGGCTCTTGGTTTTAGCACTGTAAATAATATTGGAAAAGCAGTGAAGGCTGCGCTAGATCACTTAGGATTTAACGTTAATCCAAATGAAGTTGAGCAAGCTGCTAGACATGCGTTTGAGGTTTCTACGCAAGGACCTTTAGGTGCTGGCGGAACTTCAGTAGGAGCAAGGAATGATTCTTTTATAGAAAACTTTCTTGCTAATCTTCCGGCTGACGAACCTTGGATGAAAGGCCTTACCGAAAGACAGATTCAATACTATCTTGATCGTCCTTCAGAACTAGAATGGGTTCGTAATCTTTATAGCCAGATGAATCCTTCAGAAGGAATGGGTCAATAAGCCTTATTTTTTATGGTGTACTAACGGTGTAACAATGGAGAAAAAAATGGTAACAAATCAATTACGGGCTATGGACCGAATGTTTGAGCGCATGATGGGTATGACGGGCCACCGTTCCCCTCTTGCAATGGTTGAATCAGCAATGGACAGGATGGAATCGGCACTTAGCTCGATTCCAACTAATGGTGAACAATTCACGGTATGGAAGCTTACCCCTACGAAGTATAGGACAGAGCTTCAAGAGGATGGTTCCATTCTGTTCAAAGTTGTGTCGGATAACGAGTTCTCTGATGAGCTTAAAGGGCCTGATGTAAAAAAAGATAAGTGATCCCAGAGATATCCAAAGATGTATATGCGAACACTAAAAATGCAGAAGCGGCAATGGCTCTTGCTGAGTGGGCGCAAACTGCTAGCTACGATCAAGTTGTTGCTGCATATGCTAAGTGTCACGATGATCCTAATGTTGATGATACCTTTATTCGCACTCTTGGGCAGCTTGACAGGTATTATCTTGGCGTTTTTCTATGCAATCGTCACGATATGCTACATCCGTGGGTGTATGAAAGATGCCGCGATGTCGAAAGTGAAAGAGATAGAAGACTCGATTTATGGGCACGTTTTCACTATAAAAGTACTATAATAACTTTTCTCGGATGCGTACAAGAAATATTATGTAATCCAGATATAACTATAGGTATATTATCTTATTCTGCTAAGCAGGCAAAGCCATTTCTTAGGCAGATAATGCAGGAGCTTGAATCTAACGAAAAACTGCAGGGATTGTATCCTGACATACTATACGAGAAGCCAAAGCAATACGCTCCCAAGTGGGCCGAAAACGAAGGCTTATGTGTAAAAAGAAAGTCTAATCCAAAAGAGCAAACAGTAGAGGCTCATGGATTGGTAGACGGTCAGCCTACAGGTAGGCACTTTAGTCTTATTGTGTATGATGACGTAGTCGTTCAGGAAAGTGTATCGACTCCAGAACAGATTGCAAAGACTACAACACAATGGGAGCTGTCTCTTAACCTTGGCTCCACACATAACCCTAGGTATCAGTATGCTGGAACTAGATATTCTTATGGTGACACATATGGGACTATACTACAAAGAGCAGCCGTAAAGCCGAGAATACATACTGCTACACACAATGGTCAGATGGATGGCATACCAGTATTTCTTGAAGAGGAACGCTGGGAAGAAATTAAAAAAACAACCTCTACATATACAGTAGCTTGTCAGCAACTTTTAAATCCAATAGCTGGTAGCGATGTAGCATTTAAAAGTGAATGGTGGAGGGAATGGGAGGTTAGGCCTTACACAATGAATGTGTATATTATGGTCGATCCTGCCAGCTCTAAAAAGAAAGAGTCTAACAGAACAGCGATGTGTGTAGTTGGCGTAGATGCTAACTATAATAAGTTTTTGCTTGATGGAGTTTGTCATAGACTTAGTCTTTCTGAAAGATGGGATCATCTAAAAAAGTTACGATCCAAATGGAAGAGAGCACCTGGTGTTAGGGAAGTAAAAGTTGGCTATGAACGGTACGGCGCTCAAAGCGATATCGAACATTTCCAAGAGATGATGCGTATAGAGGGAAGTAACTTTCCGATATATGAATTGAACTGGGTTGGTGGGGGAGGATCACAATCTAAGAAGGATAGAATACAAAGGCTTGAACCAGATTTAAAAGATGGTTCTTTCTTTTGGCCATACCCAACAGACAAAAAGATGCTTACATCTTTGCAAATGGAACTTGTTGATAGAAAACAAGAGTTTCTTATATCTAAAAAGATTATGTGCAAAGATGAAAATGATAGACTTTATGACCTAACTAAGTGGGTAAAAGATAATGAATACAATCTTTTTCCTACCATTCACCCAGACTTTTTAGATGCTTTATCTAGAATATATGATATAGATGCTACTCCTCCAATTATAAGGTCTTATAGACAATTGGAACCAGAAGCAGAGGCAGTGTATTAATGGCAAGAACTAGAAGAGTAGGAAGAAAAACATATCGTCCTAGGCGTGTAGCCTACCAAATGACTAGCTCTAAAAAGTTCTACGAAAAGCAACCAAGAGCATTTCCTTATGGGGCGTTGCCATATGTGCAACCTGAATATTGGGTTGCTGGATATTGCGAGAATGAACTATGAAAAAATTACTTATAGCTCTAGCATTTATATCTGCTCCTCTAATGGCGCAGAATCCACCTATAGGTATTAAACCTGTCATAGTTAATATGCAGCTGTTCTGCGCTGATTCATTTGAGTTGCTTATGAATGTGCTTGCGGCAGACTTCAAAGAATATCCTATTATGATGGGCTACCTTAAAGAAGAGCCTAACAATGCACACACTCTGGTCTATTTTGTAAACAAAGAAATGACCACATCTACTTTAGTTGTATCAAAGAAAAATGCAGGCACGGAAGAAGCCTGCATAATTTGGTCAGGCAAATCTCCTAGCGGCATGGTGTTTTCTGTCAATCCTAATCCTATGTTTGCTGATGAGCTATGAGCAGAAGAGCAGAGGATAAAGAAGATTCGTTTAAGTTATCTGACAAAACTAATGTTGGATTACCATTAAGGAATCTAATCGGACTAGCATCCGCAGTAGCAATTGGCACATGGGCATGGTTTGGTCTTCAAGAGAAACTAAACCAGCATGATATGCGTATTCAATTAATGAGAGCGGAGGTGGATAGTAACTCTGAATTCTCTCAACAGTTGCAACGAGGCGAGATTAGTACAGCATCCTCTCAAGAGATGTATCTACTGCTTGAACATACCAGCAGACAACTTAGCGCACTAGAAAAATCAGTAGCAGACGGAAAGGCTGTAAGCATAAACAAACAGCAAGAACTTACGCTCAAATTTTTAGGTGATAGAGTAAACACTCTTGAGGATAAAATCGAAAACCTTCGGGATAAGTTAGCAGAGATGAAGGCTAACGGTAATGGAGCGCATTGAATGGAAACTTTATTTGTATTGATTCTTTATATTAATGGAGTCGCCAAAGAACACATGGCCTATTGGGAAGACCCAGTTGTAAAAGAATGGGTGGAGATGGGGCTACCGGGATGCCTTGCTATGAAGCGTACTCTAAAGAGG